GCAACGATTCAGCAGAGAGTGAACGACTTACTCGCAGATGCGAATATCACTTTACTACTACAACCTCTCACTCAAGCCAAGAAAGAGATGATCATTAACGATGATCGCATGGCACGCAGATACGTAATGAACGAATGGTTCAAGCATAGCGAGGACATCGCAGTCCCAATCAACGTACGCTTACGTGCCCTTGAGTTGATGGCTAAGGCATCAGGTGTGTTCGAGACTAGAGCAGAGCAAGTGACTGAGGCTATCGACATCGACACGCTCAAGCAAGAACTAGACAAGTCGATTGCGCTAATCGGAAAGTGAATAACCCTGCGGATCTGTCATATAAGGCTCTGCGGGCGACCCCACCCACTCCCACCCCCGTCAATTCGACACGTCTGGCTTGGATTTCCTTACACTCGAATCCACACAAACAATACCATCCAATACGAACCCCCCCATTATGTTTCACGTGAAACACCCCCCACCCCCCTATATATATTTTTTTAGCAATGTGGTAACATACCACGAACGTTTAAACAGGAGCAAGAAGTGAAGAATACGGAACTAGTGGAGAAGTTAAAAAACCTTGTCCTATCAATGATGACCCTACAAGCCGAGCTAAGGGGTCAAGAGCGGGCTGAAATGACCTCAGCAATAGCAAGTGTCAGAAAAGCCGTGGAGCTGCTTAAATGAGCATTAGTGAGGAGCATCCTGACCTGCTGACCCTCGATGGTTTCGATGAAGCTGTTATAGGAGTTGTTGAACGTGCTGGTCTACTAGCGGTCTGTTATGACCGCAATAAGATCATTAGTATCCTTATGCGGGATATGAACCAAGAAGAAGCTTGGGAGTACTACGAGTTCAATATCCTTGGAGCCTATATGGGCGAGTCCACTCCCGTTTATTTAGATTTGATGCCCCTATGAAGACTGTAAATGAGATTATGGCTTTTATACAAAGCCTTACCCATGCGGAAAGAGAAAGACTTCTCCGCCTTATCAAATCCCTGTACGGGCATAAGGAAGAGCCAAATGATTAACTACAACTTGTGTTGGAGTTGCAAATGACCGAAAGACAAATGGAGGTTCTGCACTTCATAGAAGACTTTATTAAGTACCGAGGGTTTTCCCCTAGTTATGCTGATATAGCCACAGGTCTTAAATTGAAGAGTAAGTCTAATATCCACCGCATCATCCACGATCTAAAGGACAGAGGACTCTTAAAGGTGCAACCCAATAAGATCCGCAGTCTTGTCCCGATTGACAAAACCGTTGAGAAGATGACCTCGCTTTGAGTCTACTAAGCACTGCGGAGTTACAGCGTTACAGGGATCTGCTAGACACCCTGCCCAAGGACTCTCCTGAGATTCCGAAGATCAAGGTCATCCTGCAAGAAGACCAAAAGGAGCGTTGTAAGGAGCATTTCCTTTCATTCGTTAACAGTATGTGGTCTGCGTTTATACCAGGCAAGCATCATAAAGATATGGCAGATGCCTTTGAGAGAGTCGCCAATGGCTCCTTAAAGAGGTTAATTATCAATATGCCGCCTCGACACACTAAGTCGGAGTTTGCTTCCTATCTGTTCCCCGCTTGGTTCCTAGGTAAATACCCGCAGAAGAAGATCATTCAGACTGCCCACACCGCAGAGCTGGCAGTCGGATTTGGAAGGAAGGTAAGAAACCTTGTCAATATGCAGGAATACCAAGACATCTTCCCTACCAAGCTTTCCTCTGATTCCAAGGCGGCAGGTCGCTGGAACACAGACAAAGGCGGTGATTACTTTGCGATTGGTGTAGGCGGTGCCGTAACGGGTAAAGGTGCGGATGTCTTGATTATTGATGACCCGCATAGCGAGCAAGAAGCCATGCAAGGCAACCCCGAAGTCTACGACAGGGTTTATGAGTGGTATTCATCAGGTCCACGCCAACGACTTCAGCCAGGTGGGGCTATTGTGATTGTGATGACCCGCTGGTCTAAGCGAGACTTGACAGGTCAGATCATTGCCAACTCCGTTAAACGGGAAGGTGATGAGTGGGAAGTAATTGAGTTTCCTGCGCTCATGCCATCAGGAAAGCCGCTTTGGCCCCAGTTCTGGAAGCAGACCGAACTAGAAGCAATCAAGGCGGAGATCCCTGTTTCTAAGTGGGAAGCCCAGTATCAACAGAATCCCACCTCAGAAGAGGGTGCAATTATCAAGCGGGAGATGTGGAAGATCTGGGAAGATGACGAGCCACCCCACTGCGATTACATCATTCAGTCATGGGATACCGCTTTTGAGAAGAATAACCGTGCCGACTACTCCGCCTGTACCACGTGGGGAATATTCCATAAATCCGATTCAGAAGGGCGGGAAGTGGCTCACATAATCCTGCTTGATGCGTTTAAAGAGCGTATGGAGTTCCCTGAGCTAAAAGCCAAAGCATTCGAGCTGTATAAAGAATATGAACCCCACACTTTAATTATTGAGAAGAAAGCTGCGGGCGCTCCTTTAATTTATGAAATGAGGCGGATGGGAATCCCGCTTCAGGAATATACACCAGGCAAAGGAAGTGATAAGATAGCCCGTGTAAACGCCATCTCAGACTTATTTGCGTCAGGGTTTGTATGGTGTCCCGATACAAGATGGGCGGAGGAAGTAATGGAAGAGTGTGCTTCTTTTCCTAACGGAGACCATGACGACTTGGTAGACTCAACATCCCAAGCCCTTTTAAGGTTCCGACAAGGCGGTTTTATCCGTATTAACTCGGATGAGCCTGATTATGATTTGCCAAAACGAAAAGTTGCGTATTACTAAGGATAGATTATGTCAATTGAAAAAAGTCTTTACCAAGCCCCTATAGGGATAGACTCATTAACAGAAGAGCCAGAGATTGAAATTGAGATTGAAGATCCCGATTTTGAAAAACTGGAAATAGACATTTTAGAAATTGATCTTGATGATGACTTTGATGATAACTTAGCCGAGAGCATGAGCCAAGGCGAGTTAACTGAAATTGCAGGGGATTTGCTAGGAGATTTTGAAGAAGACATTAGCGCCCGTAAAGACTGGATCCAAACCTATGTAGACGGCTTAGAGCTACTAGGCATGAAGATTGAAGAACGTACTGACCCTTGGGAAGGAGCCTGTGGTGTATATCACCCGTTGTTATCTGAAGCGCTTGTTAAGTTCCAAGCGGAGACAATCATGGAGACCTTTCCAGCTGCTGGTCCTGTTAAAACGCAGATCATCGGCAAGGAGACAGTTGAAAAGAAAGACGCTGCGACCCGTGTTCAGGATGACATGAACTATGAATTAACAGATGTCATGCAGGAATTCCGCCCTGAACATGAAAGAATGATCTGGGGATTGGGTCTTTCAGGCAATGCCTTTAAGAAAGTTTACTTTGATCCTGCCCTAAACCGTCAGGTATCGATGTTTGTGCCAGCAGAAGACATTGTGGTTCCTTATGGAGCCTCTAGTCTGGAGCAAGCACCACGTGTAACCCATGTAATGCGTAAAACCAAAAATGAACTCAAGCGTTTGCAGTATGAGGGTTTCTACCGAGATGTTGATTTAGATGAGCCTACTGGCGCTTTAGATGAAGTAGAAAAGAAAATTGCGGAGAAGATGGGCTTTAGAGCCACTTCAGACGACAGGTTTAAACTGCTTGAAATCCACGTTAGTCTAGACCTGCCAGGTTTTGAGGATAAAGATGAAGACGGTGAATTTACTGGGATAGCTTTGCCATATGTTGTAACGATAGAAAAAGGCACCCAAGAAGTTCTATCTATTAGACGTAACTGGAGACCAGAAGATGAAACCAAACAAAAACGGCAACACTTCGTTCATTACGGCTACGTGCCTGGCTTTGGCTTTTATTGCTTTGGTCTTATCCATTTGGTCGGAGCCTTTGCAAAGTCTGGAACGTCTCTTATTCGTCAACTCGTTGACGCAGGAACCCTTAGCAACTTGCCAGGTGGCTTTAAGACCCGTGGATTGCGTGTCAAAGGTGACGACACCCCGATAGCGCCAGGTGAGTTCCGTGATGTGGATGTACCTTCTGGAGCCATTAAAGATAACTTAATGACGCTGCCTTACAAAGAGCCAAGTCAAGTTCTTTACCAATTACTAGGCACAATCGTAGAAGAAGGTCGTAGATTTGCTTCCGCAGCAGACATGAAAGTGTCTGATATGAGTGCCAACGCACCAGTAGGCACGACTCTAGCTATTCTTGAAAGAACTTTGAAGGTAATGAGTGCGGTACAAGCCCGTATCCATTACTCCATGAAACAAGAATTACGTCTATTAAAAGACATTATTCGGGACTACACCCCAGAATCTTATGATTATGAGCCTGTAGATGGTCGTGCAAGAGCCAAAAAAGGCGATTATGAGCTAGTCACAGTCATTCCTGTGTCTGATCCTAACGCTGCAACAATGGCGCAAAAGATTGTTCAGTACCAAGCCGTGTTGCAATTAGCTCAAGGTGCGCCACAAATCTACAATTTGCCGCAATTACACCGTCAAATGCTAGATGTGTTGGGAATTCGCAACGCTCAGAAGCTGATTCCGTTGGAAGATGACCAAAAACCAAAGGATCCAATCACTGAAAACATGAATATTTTGATGATGAAGCCTTTAAAAGCGTTTATTTATCAAGATCATGACGCTCATATCACTTCACACACCAATTTCTTGCAAGATCCAACCACTGCGGCAGCTATTGGACAAAATCCACAGGCACAAATGATGATGGCGGCTATGCAAGCACATATTGCACAACATTTTGCGTTTAAATATCGCCAAATGATTGAGCAACAGCTAGGCGCACCGTTGCCTGACTACAAAGAAGAGGCAGAAGAGTCTATGCCAGAGGATTATGAGGTACAAATTTCTCGTCTTGTAGCCCAAGCCTCCACTCAGCTATTGCAACAAAACCAAACTCAGGCAGCACAACAACAGGCTCAACAGCAAATGCAAGATCCTATCGTGCAGATGCAGATGCAGGAATTAGCAATTAAGGGCGAAGAGCAAAAACGCAAAGCAACCCGTGATCAAGCCGATATTGAGCTTAAAAAGCTGGAATTAGACAATTCTCATGAAATAGCAATGACCAGAATTGAAATGGAAGCTCAGAAATTTGGCGCAAGCATGGCTAAAGACAAGTCTAAAGAAGCGTTTGATATTCAAAAACTAGCGGTTGATACGGATATTGCTGGTCATAAGATGGGTATTGAAGCAGCTAAGAGCAATAAACAAATTGATGCACAAAAAGGTCAAATAGCCTCACAGCTCATAGCGGCTCAAATGAACCTTAACGCAAATACAAAGGCAAGGGAATCCCAATCAAAGAAAGGTGAAGAATGACCGAACTTGAGCTACTGCTAAAGCAAATTGACGACAAAGCAACGCAGTTAAAAGACTCTGTAATCCTAGGAAATTACGAAAAATTTGAAGATTACAAAAAAACGTGTGGTGAGATTCGAGGTCTGCTAATCGCACGTGGATACGTATTAGACCTCAAAGACAGAATGGAGAACTCGGATGAATAGTCCAATAGACTTAGGAAAAGCAGTAGATCTTACGAATTTGCTTGATAAGTCAGATGAAGAAAAGGCAACACAGCTTCCTAAACCCTCTGGATACCGCATTTTATGCGCTATTCCAGAGCAGGAAAAAGAGTTTGAAAGCGGTATCGCAAAGGCAGACGAAACAATGCGGATCGAAGAAACTTTAACAACTGTGCTGTTTGTAGTTAGTTTAGGACCAGATTGCTACGCAGATAAAACCCGCTTTCCTAGTGGGGCTTGGTGTAAACAGGGCGATTTTGTCCTTGTCAAACCATATGCTGGTAGTCGTTTAGTCATTCATGGACGTGAATTCCGCATGATCAACGATGATTCTGTGGAAGGCGTAGTGGATGACCCAAGAGGAATTAAACGTAAGTAAACGCTAACTAAGGAGTATACGAATGGAAAACTACAAGTTTCCCGATGAAGAAGTAAAAGCAGCTGACGAGGCAGTAGAAAAAGAAGACAATTTTGAAATTGAAATTGAAGACGATACACCACCTCAAGACCGCAATAGAACCCCATCTGAACCAGAATTTGTTGAAGAATTAGACAGATCTGAGCTAGATGAGTATTCCGATGCGGCAAAGCAGAAAATTGCAGGGTTCCGCAAGATTTACCACGATGAACGTAGGGCTAAAGAAGCAGCCGATAGGGAGCGTCAAGAGGCTATTGATATTGCCCAAAAGCTTTTAGCCGAGAACCGTAACCTTAAAAACAAGGTAACTAACTCCGAGCAACAGGCTCTTGATTCGTACATGACTAGTGCGGATCGAGAATTAGAAATGGCTAAGAAAGAATATCGTGATGCTTATGAGGCGGGCGATGGAGAAAGATTAGTCAATGCTCAGGAAAGTATTACCGCAGCCAAAATTAAAGCAGACCGTGCTTTGTCCATTAGTGAACAAAGGGCTTTACAAAAGCAAGAAAATGATGTACAAATACCACAAGTGCGGCAACAGCCTGTGCGTGATTCTAAAGCCGAGACATGGAGAGAACGAAATTCATGGTTTGGGCAAGATGACGAAATGACTAGTTTAGCGTTGGGAATCCACGAAAGATTGGTTAAAGAACACGGCATGGCGTATGCAACCACTAATGAGTATTACAAGCGCATAGACGACACTATGCGTAAGAGATTCCCTGAGAATTTCGAGAGCATGGATGAAGACGAAAAACCTCAGTCTAGGACAAAACCCAGTACTGTTGTAGCTTCGGCTAGTCGCAGCACATCTTCTAAGAAGGTGCGGCTAACAACCTCCCAGCAAGCAATTGCCAAGAAGTTAGGACTAACCAATGAGCAATATGCCCGTGAACTTATAAAGGAAATCTAAAATGACTACGAAAAGAATTGACCGTGAAGTAGAAACCCGTGATAAAAGTGAGCGCCCTCAGCAGTGGGCACCAGCTGAATTACTTCCAGAACCTGTAAAGATTCCTGGATATAAATACCACTGGGTACGTATTTCAACCTTGGGAGCAGCAGATCCACGTAACCTTTCAGCAAAGCTGAGGGAGAAATGGGAGCCAGTACCAATGGAAGAGCAACCAGAAATGCAACTGTTAATTGATCCCAATAGTCGTTTTAAGGACAATATTGAGATTGGTGGGTTATTGCTTTGCAAGACTCCAGAAGAGTTCGTTACTCAGCGTAATAATTTTTATGCTAAACAAACCGATGCTCAGGCGGAAGCTGTAGACAATAATTTGATGCGTCAAAGCGATTCGAGGATGCCACTCTTTTCAGAGCGTAAATCTTCAAGTTCTTTTGGCAAGTAATTAATTTTAATTTAGGAGTTCTAAATGGCTTATCCTACCGTTTCAGGTCCTTACGGATTTCAGCCGATCAATTTGATCGGTGGTCAGGTATTTGCTGGTTCAACTCGCTTATTCCCCATTGCTTCTGGCTCTGGCACATCGATTTTCTTCGGTGATGTCGTGCGTTTAAACACTGGTGGCACACTAAGCAAAGTTTCAACCACAGCTACCGCAACCGATGCAGTTGGCATTTTCTTGGGTTGTCAGTTCACAAACCCATCCACCAAGCAATTGTTGCAACAACAGTATTACCCAGCTTCAACAGTAGCTTCTGACATTCAAGCTTTTGTATTGGATGATCCAGATGCATTGTTCAAAGTTGCCGTAACTGCTGCTGGTACATCAACAATTTCTGGTGTAACACAAGCAGCTATTGGTCTAAATACAGCTTTAATTTTGACTACTGGCAGCACAACATCGGGCGACTCAAATGCGTCTGTTTCAGCTACTACAGCTGGTACTTCAACATTACCTATCCGTATTGTTGCAGGTATCCCAGAAACAGTTAATGCATCTGGTTCTTTCACTGAAGTGATTGTTAAATTTAACTTTGGTACTCACACATACTACAGCGCTACTGGTGTAGCTACTGCAGCTTAAAAGGAGCTAAAAAATGGCTATTTCACGTGCACAACTACTGAAAGAGTTGCTCCCTGGACTGAACGCATTGTTCGGACTTGAGTACGCTCGCTATGGTGAACAACACAAAGAGATCTACGATACAGAGACCTCTGAGCGTTCGTTCGAAGAAGAGACCAAACTGTCTGGCTTCTCTGCAGCACCTGTCAAAAACGAAGGCTCTGCTATTCGTTACGACAATGCTCAAGAGGCATTCACAGCTCGTTACAACCACGAAACTATCGCCCTTGGCTTTAGCTTGACTGAAGAAGCAATCGAAGACAACCTCTACGATTCTTTATCAGCTCGCTACACTAAGGCTTTGGCTCGTGCTATGGCTTATACCAAACAGGTTAAAGCTGCTGCTGTTTTAAACAACGGATTCACTAACTCTGCCGCTTATTACGGTGGTGATGGCGTACCTTTGTTCAGCACTGCTCACCCATTGGTATCTGGCGGTACAAACAGCAACACTCAGTCCACAATGGCTGATTTGAACGAAACTTCCTTGGAAGCTGCCGTTATTCAAATCGCTGCTTGGACAGACGAGCGTAGTTTGTTAATCGCTGCTAAACCACGTAAGTTAATTGTTCCACCTGCACTACAGTTCGTTGCAACTCGTTTGCTCGAAACTCAATTGCGTGTTGGTACAACTGACAACGACATCAACGCTTTAGTAAACAATGGTTCGATCCCAGAAGGTTATACAGTTAATAACTACCTGACCGACCCAAATGCTTACTTCCTCTGCACTGACGTTCCAAATGGTATGAAGCATTTTGTTCGTACTCCTTTGAGCAACTCAATGGACGGAGATTTCGACACTGGTAACGTTCGTTACAAGTCTCGTGAGCGTTACAGCTTCGGCTGGTCTGATCCTCTCGGTATGTGGGGTTCACAAGGCGCCTTATAGGTTCCTTGGCTTTACCAAGACCCCGTCCAAAAGGCGGGGTTTTTTATTGCATATCTTTTTTATTTATAGTATTATCGCTACATCTGGGTGATAACCTATATCAACTGCCCCAGCAGACGATGCAACGATGGTATAGGGACTTTTGCATATAAGGAGAACCTC